CCCCCTCCGTTAACTTGATTGGAGTTAATTTATGTCCGCAACTTTCTCCGTTTCCCAAGCCCTCAGCCTGTCGGATGCGCTTTGCGTATCTCGGCAGTCTATGCCTTTCTACCTCGAGAGGTGTGCTGATGAGTTTGATGAGCTTTGGATCACTGCACATAGCGGTATCGATCGTGAGAACGATGGTTACCGCCGGTACATTGCCCGTTGTCTCAATCAATCAACTCAAAAGTACCTCCTCGCGAAGAAGATCGGGTCGTCGTTCTCCACTTTGCGTACTATGTACGCGGATTACAACGGTGGTCTTGTGAAACTCTCGGATCTGCGCAAGCAGGTACGAGAAGTTAGCGGACTACTCGACTCCTTCAAGTAACGGGGGAGATTCTTCGGGCTTTCGCCCCGGTCTCGGACTCGCGTCCGATGGCCGCACGTCTAGAGAGGTAATACCTTATGACTTCAGGTACTAAGACTCAGGACGGTCGCTATTCCATTAGCATTTCGCAGAAAACGAGTTGTTTCTCGCCTGCGACGATCGTTAGTGGAACAGTGGGTACGTACTCCACGAAGACATGGTCTGGCGGTGATGCAGCTAAGCTGCCCAACGTCGTCGGTGCCTTCATTGGTTATACGTACTTGGTGCCCGTGTATCGCTTCCGAAAAGGGAAGATGTACATAAGTCACTACCGTGAGAAGCGGGCCTTTATTAGGCCCCGCTCCTTTCGCTCATCTATGATGGGCGACCATCCCTACACAATGACATCACGTCGCCAGAATAGCGACGTGTATCAGCGTGTTTTTCCATGTTCTCCTGGCTCCCGGACTGTTGAGAATACATCTGAAGGTTTTCTACCTGCAGGTGGTACTCAACGCTGGAATGCCAACGATGACATTGCCCTCATGGGCAAGCTACGCAGTCGGATTCAAGGTGAAGATTTCAACTTGGCCGTCTTCTTAGCGGAAGGGAAGGAGTCACTTGCTACGGTTATGGATTCTGCGGGTCGCATTTACAGGTCTCTCCGCGCTCTTAAGCGCGGAAACCCTGTTCTTGCGTTTCGCGAACTCGTCGAGGGCCGCCCGAAAGGACGTCCCATGCCGAAGAATCTCAAACCCGTTAGTCGAGAGCTCGTCACCCAAGAATGGATGTCGAGCAACTGGCTCCAGCTTCAGTATGGCTGGAAGCCTCTGGTTCAGGATGCCTATGGTGCAGCTGCGCATCTCGCGTATATGCAGAATAGGCCCAGAACCAGAACGTACCGCGCATCCCGTACGGTGCAGGGAACTGTGACCCCTTATGTCAGCGCTTATAAACCTACGACCGCCGAAGTGTACACTCGAAAGAGTATTATCGCTAAGGTGACGCATGTGAATGAGGCTGCACTGGTGGGTCTTCAGGACCCCGCTTCGCTTGCTTGGGAATTATTGCCGTTCTCGTTCGTTATCGATTGGTTCGCACCCATCGGTAACTACTTGAGCGCACTAAATCTCAATCGGGCTTTAACGGGTACGTATGTCACTAGCACTAAGGTCTATTCGTTTTACTCGGGTCTCGTCCAAGGTGTCGATGTCGGCGGAGGTATTCTTTCCGGCGGCAAAGGCACAATGTGCGAGACCGTGAGTTTTACACGAACAGTGGCGTCGTCGCTACCGAAAGTCGACTTTCCGACCCTTAAGGGGTACGATAAAGTCGCGACTTGGTTGCACGCGTCAAATGCTATTGCTCTCTTGGCAAGTATCAAAGTACCACGGTAATTCTGCCCTAGTACTTCTTCAATCGCGCTGCCCTGATCAGGTAGATTCACGCATAATTGATCTTTCTTATGTCGCAAATCGCGAATATTACCGTCTTTGACGGTGCCGCAACTCCTGTGAGTCACACTCTTGTCGCTATCTCGGTCACCCGAGAGAAAGACACTGTTGAAGCCCTGTGGCGAGAAAACCTCGCCAGCGTCCCCGTCTACGCGCAGATTACCTGCACGATGAAGTTGACGCGCCTCAAGAGCGGTGTGTACCGCGTGGAGTCGAAAGTCGAAGTCCCTGTGATGGAGAGCATTTCGGGTCAGAATTCGGCCGGCTATACAGCCGCACCGAAGATTGCTTATGTGAACACGGTCAATACCATTGGCCTGTTCCATGAGCGTTCTGACGCGAATGGCCGTCGCCTCGTCCGTCAGATGGCCATCAATATCGATGGTAACATCTCGACGTCCGTGGCGGCTGCAACCACTGGCCCGCTGCCGGAATTGTTTGACCTGCTGGTCGCGCCCACTTAAGGGCCCGATCCGCCGGTTTCACATGTCGACAACGGTTGCACTTTCATGTGCATCCCAAACCTTCCATAACGGAGTGTTTAATGCGCTTTACACGCTGGGACCAAGGTTCCTCTACCGCGATTTCCAACGAAATCGTGCAGGAACTCGCTCTATGGCACTGCAGCCAAGCTGGGGACCACGGTATACGGCTAGCGGAGTTCATTTATGAACAAAACTTTCCGGCTATCGTGGGCTATCAGTTTAGCTATGACGATCTTCAACCGAGTGAAGCTCGAAATCTCCGCCAGGCTCTCGCGTTCTATTCGAAAAGAATAGACCTCGAGCTTGGTGTAGATAAAGAAGCTGTCGCAAAGTCGAAGTTCATCGCATCCGAGGAACTTTGTCAACAGACCAACGAGATATTTCGACTTCGAAGAGCCGGGCTCATGAACTTGAGCCCGCGCACAGAGCGTATACTTTTTTACGCTCAGCGAAAAATCGCTTCGATACTCGGTGATATCCCGTCTCTGCCTGACCTCAAGTTCCGATTCGGGCCTGGAGCAACGACGCAAGTCGCACGTAGAATGGCATCCAGCCGAGCTAAGCTCGGTGAGGTGCCCGCCTGTAGTTACGAACTCTTCCCCATGGCGCAAGCCGTGTTGAAGATGATGCCCGAGTGGTGTCGTGTCTTTGATGAAGATTACGACCCATCCGTTGCATCCACCATACCTGTTGAAATTCACACAGGTAAGGTTGTGTTCGTCCCGAAGAGCGCAAAGGAGTTTCGGACAGTAATGATCGAGCCCAGTCTTAACACAATGTGCCAAGCTGGGATCGGTGAGTACATCTCCGAACGCCTGCGATCCGTAGGAGTGGACATCCGCGATCAGACACTTAATCAGCGTCTTGCTCGCGAAGGTTCACGTTCCGGGGCTTTAGCAACCCTGGACCTCAGTAGTGCCTCTGATACCATCGCCTCCGAGCTCGTCTTTGACTTGCTCGGTGCCGATTGGTATTCCCTTCTGGCCCGCTTCCGTACCGGTACAGCTAAGCTGTCCGGAGACGAAATTAGGCTAGAGAAGTTCTCTTCGATGGGCAATGGGTACACGTTCCCGCTCGAGACTCTCCTGTTCTACGCTATTGCTTATGGCAATAACTTGGAATGTGGAGGTTCTTCGCGGTCTGTGTGTTCAGCCTACGGTGATGACCTAATCGTACCCTCGGCTTATGCCGAAGGCCTCGTGCGGGTTCTCACTGATGTTGGCTTCATCGTCAACAAAGAGAAGAGCTACTGGGAAGGCTCTTTCCGTGAAAGTTGCGGGAAGGACTACTTTTCGGGCTTCGATATCCGACCGGTCTATTTAAAAGACCGTTTGTTCTGTTACGACCTATTTAGGTTGTATAATCATTATACCAGATGGTATAATGAAGAACTCGCTACCTATATCCTCAGCTTCATCGATCCGAGTATTCGCATATTCGGGCCCGATGGTTATGGGGACGGTCACCTACTTGGTGAGTGGGTGCCCGTGAAGAAGCGCAAGCATCTTCAAAATGGGTATTGCGGTAACATCTTTGAGACGTTCTCCTTCCGCCCAATCTCCTCACGGAGAGTAAGCAGGGGGGACCGTGCTCTACCGACATATAGTATCTATATGTCCCCAGAGGGGACTGGCTCGAATGAAATATTCGATCCGCTTAGAACTTATGGCGGGCGTTCCCTAGTACG